TAGGTGCTGGAATCATAGCAGGTGCTAATCCGAATAGCATGAAAGACATGAGAGAAAAAGGTGCCCAATATTTCTATGAACAACAAAGAAGATACAAAAGAGTATTTGATTTATTAAAGGATAGAAATGGCGACAGCAAACAAAAAATCAATTAAACCTTTAGTAAGTATTTTACCACTAGAGCCAAAAGATATAGATACTTTTTGGCCACTAGCTGAATTTATGGTAGCGGAGGCATTAAAGTTTTCAGGAAGTTATGCTGATGCTAAATGGATTCAAGACGAATTAAAAAAAGACATGATGCAATGTTGGATTATGTTTGGTTCTGATGAAACAGAGGAAAATAAAGTATTTGGTATTTGTGTTGGAAGAATAGGTGTAATGCCAAACTTCAACCAATATGAGATTGTTATATGTACAGGTAAGAGAAGAGAATTGTGGGAAGACAATCTTATAAAAGCTGTAACAGATTTTGCATTAGTAAATAAATGTAAAAGATTAAGTATAATGGCCAGACCAGGTTGGGAAAAAGTTTCTAAAAAATGGGGCTGGAAAAAGAAACATGTACAACTTGAAAAATGGATAGGATAAAATTATGAGTTTTTTTGGAGGAGGAAGATCATCACAACCAGCAACACCTACATCGCAAACACAGTTTGTAAGAGAGGCTCCTGGTATAGAAGAAAGAAAAATAGAATTGATGGACATTGCGCGTCAGGTAGCGCAACAACCAATTAATCTTCCAGACTATCAAGTAGCAGGTCTAGGTGCATTAGAACAACAAGGTATGACTAGAGCAGGTCAAACTGGTGTGGGTGCAGGAACTGTTCAAGCTGGTATAAATCAAGTTACAGGAGCTGCTGCTCCTATTGGTGCTGCACAAATTTCACAATTTTTAAATCCTTACCAACAATACGTTACAGGAGAAATTGGAAGACAATCTCAAATAATGCAAAATCAATTAGCTCAACAAGCTATACAATCTGGTGCGTTTGGTGGTGGTAGAGAAGGTGTTCAACAAGCAGAGCTTCAAGGCAGAACTTTAGAGGCTATGGGTAGAGCACAACAACAAGGTTTTAATACTGCATTAGGTGCAGCTCAAAGGCAACAAGCAGTTGGATTGCAAGCGGGTCAACAATTAGGTCAATTAGGTTTAGGCCAACAACAAATGGCTCAAGCAGACATAAATCAATTGTTTGCTGCGGGTGGTGTTCAAAGACAACTTGCTCAACAAGCATTAGATGCGCAAAGACAATCAACATTACAACAACAGTACGAACCATATCAAAGAGCAGAGTTCTTAGCTAACTTATATGCTGCAGGTCCTAAAACTCAATCAGGAGTTACAATGGGAACTGCTCCATCAACTAGCCCACTTGCTCAAGCAGTTGGAACAGGTATTGGTGCGTTTACTGCTTATCAGGGTATGAAACCACCTGGTGTACAATAGGAGGTTAAGTGTCTTTAAATAAAATATTAAATAGACCGATGTTTAGAAAAGAGGCTTTGAGAAAAGGTCATCTAAAGCCTATTCATGCTCAAATTGGTACTATGGTTGGGCAAACGACTACTGCAGCACCAGTTCCAGCTTTAAGAAAACCACCTACATTTATGGAAAGAATGTCTGTAAGTACACCAGCAAGATTTGCAAAATCAATATTTAATATTCCTTTTGCAGGTGGTTACTACGGTGGAGAAAAAGTTGCAGAAGGTTTAGGAATAAAAAATCCGTTATTACAAATGCCATTTGGAATGACTGGAGGTTATCTAGCATCTAAAGCATTGCCTGGATTAGCAAGTTTACCAGCAGCAACATCTGCAGCATTAATTGCAGGTCCTGCATATCTTACAATTGCAGGTGCTAAAGAGAGAGAAAGAATCGCTAAAATGAGTCCAGAAGAAAGAGAAGCTCACAGCAGAAAATCTAAAATGTTTGGATCTTCTTATTTAGATAGTGATCAATTTAATCAACAATTTGGTGCATTCAAACCAAAACCAATTGAACAAAAAGTTGCAGAAGACAGAGTAATAATAAAAGGACAACCTGGATCAGGAAGAGTTGGATTTGGTAAAAAGAAAACAGAAGAAGAACTTAAACAAGAGGGAGATGAATTATTAGCTGATAATGTAGTAACCTCTGATAACATAGCTAATCTTGATTCAGTGCAGGAAAACTCAATTAACATGAGACCTGATGTACTAGCATCAAAAGATCCACAACCGTCTTTACCTGATGCAAAAGTAACTACTGAAGAAGATAAAAATCAAAAAGAAGAGGATAACAAACAATCACAAAATGAAATCAATATTGGTGGTATTTCAGATGACGCAGACTTTAATAAAACTATTGCACTTGCCAAAAAATATTATGATGAAGTTTATGAGGGAAGAGGATCACAGGCAAACTTAGTATTTTTAGCTAACTTAGCATCTGGGTTACTTACAGGCACTACAAAAAAATCTGGTATAGGTGGTGCAATGGAAGTATTGGGACAAGCATTAGGACCAGCTGTAAACAATTATGCAACTATAAAACTTAAAGAAGGTGAGCTTAGACAAAACGCTAGAGAAGCATCACTTAATGCTGCATTAGACCATATGAAATTTGTCAATGATAACGCTAAAGCAGAAAGACCTGATCAAACTGGTGGTATTGTGCAAATAAGGGGAGCTGATGGAAGATTAAGAAACTTCAAAGCATACCAAATGAAAGACGGCACCATTACAATGGCTGCTGGTATTGTAGACGGAAGAGAATCTTTTGTGCCTATATCACAAGGACAACCAATTGAAGACAGTCAAGGAAATGTTATTGGTCAATTTGAAAACTTTTTAGAACAAAAAAATGTTGATAAAAGATTATTCGACATACAAGATATTCTTGGTAATAGATACAATGCATTATCTGTAACTAGAGATGTATTAAAAACTCTTAACCAATTAGATGAATCAGGAGATCCTGTAAAAGCCGGTGCTGCTTTGTCTGTTGATCAATTTACTAGAAGATTAATGGGAGTTTCTAAAGAATTGTTTGGATTTGAAGTAAGCGGATTATCTTTAGATCAGTTAGAACAAAAGGTTGCTGAATTACAAGCGGATGAATATGCTGCTATTGATAGATCTGATTTAAGTGATGCCGCAAAAGAAGAAGCTAAGAAAAAATTAGATAGTAAAAATTTAATTAAACAGGCTAAAGATAGATTAAAATCAAGAGGTTTGTTATCTGGTTTATCAAGAGAAGAACAAGAAAAATTAGCAGTGCAAGAAACTACTTTGGTTTATGCTCTAGCTAATACATTTAAAGATCAAGATAGATTAACACAAAGAGATATTGATGCTGCAAGAAATATTGTTAACATATTCTCTCTGACAAGATCTTCTAAAGATGTTAAGGCATCTATTGAAGCTATTGGAAGACAACTTGAGGCAGATATTAGAAGACAAGAATCTTTATATACAACTGCAGGAGGTCTTGAAACAACATTACAAGATTTAAGAAGACTTAAAAACTTTGAAGTATTTGAAGGAACTGTATCTCAACAGCTTACTTCTGACTTAGGAGTTGAGGAAATTAAAAAAGAATTAGAAAAAATGGAGTTGTAATGGCAACACTAAAAGAAATTCAAGATGCAATAGATAATAATACTTTTGACCCTAGTAAATATACAAATAGACAAAAAAGTATAATTGATCAGGCAATAAAAAAAGGTCTTTTAAAAGGTCCAAGCATGGATGAATTGCAAGCCAAAAGAATGGGTGCTGCTAAAGATGTAGCTACTATTGAAGAAGCAATTAAAAATCCTATTGGTGTTCAACTACAACAAAAAGGTAGTTCACTTGATGGTAGATCAGAAGCAGTGCTTGCAGGAGATCTTATAGGTTCTATCTATCCTTATGTTGCTATGAGAAAAAAAATATTTAGTGCTGTAAAATCAAAAGTACCAGGTGACAAAGATACAGGTCTATTCGCTAGATCTAAAATGTTTAATAACTTTGCAGATAAATTGACTGCAAGACTACCTGGCAGATTTAAACTATTAGGTGGTGCTATGAAGCTTTTGGCTAAAGTAGCTGATCCGACTGTAGGTAGGGTACTAAAAAGCCCTCTAGGACAGGCAGAGATCGCTTCTGTGCTTGGTGGAACTGCAGGTGCAGGAGTTGGGTCCATAGGATACGATATTCTTAATGAGACGGCTGGAACAGCTGTTTTAGATGCAATTGCATCAGACATGGAAAACATGGACAAAAAAGAGGTAGATACAGATATGCTAGCGAATGCAGCAGATTCTATGTTTACAGCTTTGATGTGGAACGCTGGAGCCGCAACATTGACACCAGTGATTACGAAAAGTTTAGGAAAGGTAGGACGATTAGCTATTGGCGCAAAATCAAAAGATGCAAAAGAATTAGTAAACATAGCAAGAGACAAAGGTTTACCACTTCCAATGGTTATGACAGCTCAGGAAGGAACTGGATTACTTGGTGGTTTTGCAAATAAATTTTTTAAAGTCCTTGGTATCATGCCATTCATCAATGGTATTGGAAGAGAAGCTTTACAAGGTGCTGAACAAAAGGCAGGAAGAGAATATTTAAATAATTCGGTTCTTACATATGGCCCACTTATTAAAACAGGAATGCTATCTGCAACAATTTGGAAACAAGCAGACGAAGCCTTTAAACAAAACTCAAATTTAATAAATACAAGTTACAAAGCGTTTGATACATTAGCTGATACAATTGGTAATCCTAAAGTTATTCCAACAAATCATGTAAAACAAATGGCTAAAGAATATACAGATGAAATTATGATGCAGTTTCCAGGAGTTAATCTTTACGCAAGACAAGGAGCAGAACCTATTAATATGAAAGAGCTTGCTAAATTACAAGGTACAGGAGATCCTTTAGCATTGTTCTTTAGATACATGGAATCTATTGATGATTTTGTAACTCCAAAAGAATATAAAGGTATGATTACAACTTTAAATAGAGCAATTGAAGGAACTACATATCAAAACATTAGACCTACGCTGTGGTCAATTAGAGAAGCTTTAGAAAACGATTTAAATAGTTTTGGTGCAAATATAACAAAAGAGACCTTCTTAAAAGATGCCACTGTAAAAGCACAATACGATGCACTTTCAAAAACAAACAAAGCTTTAGCTGATTCAAACATTGATACAATGATAAGTAAATCAGAACAACTTAGAGACAAACTTTATGGAGCAAACGATACGTTTTCTACATTAATGAATTTTTATCAAAGAGCAAATGCTACTAAAATATTTAGAGATTATAATGCAACTACATTTACTAACAAGGCACTTGCAGGTATTGGTGGTATGGAAAGAAAAAAAGCACAAAGATTTTTTAATGACCTTGCTAATGACGTATTTACAAGAGGTGATCCAACTGCGATTAAACAGTTTAGACAATTATTAGGTGCTGATAAAATTGTTTCTAAGAAAACTGGTCAAGCAATTGGTATAACTAAAGGTGGTGGCGAAGCACTATATAACGCTGCTAAAGCAAGATGGATGTTTAACACATTTATAAAAAGTTTTGACTCAGCAACCTCACCAGCAGGTAGAACTATGATTGATGAAATCATGAATGATGCAACTGTAAAAACAGGTATCAATGGCACTGTTGATGTTATGGAGGCAATGGTTAACAAAGGAGATCTTGTAGATCCTGTATTAGATTTTAGCGTTGATAAAGTAAGACTAGGTAATGGTGTATTCGATGCAACTAAGATAAAGTTTAGTCCAAAAGATACATCTGGTTTTAATATTAATAAATTTATGAGAGAGTTAGGAATTGGAGATATTACAGATGATGTTGGTAAAGAAAAATTAATTGCAATATTAGGTGGAAGATCTAAAGCAAAAGATTTTGAAAAGTTCTTAACATATATGAAAGCAGTATCAGACACGCCAATAGCTGATACATCAACGTTCATGCAAAGAAGATTACAACTTGGTGGTCTAAATTCATTTACAGGTGCTGTGGTTCTTGGAGGTTCAGCTGCTGTAAACCCATTAGCACCTGCATTATTTATTTTATTAGGAAGACGTGCAGGTCAAATACTTACAGATCCAATAGCTATGAGAGCTTTCAATGATGCTCTAAACCCTGAAGAACAAATAGCTTTACTTACAGGTAAAAAGGTTGGTGATGGCGTACCAGGTGTTCTTGGTATAGGTAGAAGATACTTTAAAGGTAGAGATATTCAAACAGCTGCAAACATTTTACAGTCTCCAGGAGTTGTTGGAAGACTTGGTTTAACACAGAAAAGAGAAGCTTTTGCAAGATTGTTAAATTACTTAAATGAAAATGATGTAGATGTACCAAAGATAGATGCTAAAGATATTACACCTGAACAAATTACAGAAAGAATGCAACAGTTAGATGCATCTGTGCCTGCACCTATTTATGATGAAAAAACAATACCTAAACAAAATTTTGAAACATTGTTTGCACAAGATTTCTCAGGTACTTCAGGTGATCTACAAACTGATAACAATGCAGTTACTTTTTTATCTACCGCTACACAAAAAGAAGCAGAGGTCGATGTAGAAGAAGCACCTATTGAAGAACAAGAAAAAAAATTAGTGATGGAGGATTTACAACTTGAAGATCCTGTAGCTACGCCTCCTACTGCACCAACGCTACCGAACACCGGACAAGTGACATCACAACAAGTAGCTGATTTATTTCCAAACGATCCAACAACAATAGCTGCTGCAAGAAGAAGAGAGGCTGGTCGTGTCTAAAGAAGCTTTACAAAAAATAGAGTCACACGAAAAACTTTGCAGAATAATGCAAAAACAAACACACGATAAAATTCACAATTTAGAAAAATCAGTAAGCAGAATAGAAAAAATTATGTTGACTTCTGCAGGTGTATTAATTACAGGTATGGCATCAGTCATAATTGTATTAATTACACAATGAAATTATTAAAAAAATATCCATACAAACACTACAACAGATTCTCAGATACAAGTGGTAGAAAGTATTTAGTTAATAATGTTAAAGTTCCAAGTGTTACAACTATTCTATCAGCAACAAGTGACAAAAGATTTCTAGCTAACTGGCGAAGACGTGTTGGTGACGTTGAGGCAGATAGAATAATGAAACAAGCATCCTCCATAGGAACAGAAATGCATCAGGTACTAGAATATACTTTAAATGGTCAAGGTTATTATAATGCTATGGAAGAGGGAAGTAAGCCAAGAATGATGGCTAAAACAATTTTAGATAACATCAAGCTTGATGAGATTTGGGGTAACGAAGTTAGTCTAGAATTTGAAAATAGATTTGCAGGTACGTGTGATTTAACAGCAATGTGTTACGGTAAACCAAGTATTGTTGATTGGAAACAAACGAACAAACCAAAAAAAGAAGAATGGGTTGAAGATTATAAATTACAGCTTGGTGCTTATTATTTAGCGCACAAAAGAAATTATGGTCCTATTGAACAGGGTGTCATATCCATGTGTAGTAGAGATCTACAATATCAAGAATTCCGACTGAATGAGTCAGATTTAATAGAATATGGAGATAAATTTTTACAAAGAGTTGAGCAATATAATAAACTTATAGAAGCCAGCTCTTAAGATCCTCTTCACCTAATGTTTTAGCAGCAAGCTTACCTTTGTTAGTAAGTGACTTCATTATTGCTTCATCAAGCGTATTTCTAGCAACAATGTCTATATAAACAACAGTTCCTTTTTGTCCAAGCCTGTGAGCTCTATCTTCCGATTGCATTCTTACTTCTAGGTTATATGAGTTTGAATAATAGATAACAGTATTACAAGCGGTAAGAGTAAGACCAAAGCCCCCAGTAGTAGGATTAGCAACCATGAAACGACAACTGTCATCGTTTTGTATACGTTCCACAGCATTCTTTCTATTTTCAACGCTAACTTCTCCATAAATACACACAGTAGATTCTTCTCCATATTTATCAATCAAAAAATCTTTTATTTCATGTATATTATATAAATAATTTGCCCATATAATTACTTTGCCATCAGTTTCTTCTAATGTTTCTTCAAGTGCATTTAGTTTTTGTTTGTGTAATTTTAATATTTTACCGTCATCATCTTTAGTAAATCCGTTACATACCTGGTGTAGTTTAATTATTTCTGTTAACTTGTTAGAAAATGATATCGTACTATCTTCAACTATCGCTAGCGCAGATGTTCTTAGACGGTCATATATTTTTTTGCCTTCACCATCTAGTTCAATGTACCTTCTAGTTCTTACTTTTGGTTTTAAATCTAAACATTGATCTTTACGTATACGAGTGGCAAAGCCTTTCATTTTCTCTTCAAGTTCTTCAAGTCTTTTGTAGTATTTGGGCACCGATATGTATCTGCCTGAACCAACTGGTATATCAGTCATTTCTGCATAACGATTTCTAAAGGCCAAATAGCTATGAAAACCTAATAATTCTGGACTTAAGAACTGACATTGTGTAAATAGATCCAATGGAGATTTTGTTATTGGCGATCCTGTTAGTATTCGCTTTATATGAGATATTTTTCCTAGTGCTAAAATGTTTTTTGTTCGTTTTGCTTGTCTGTTTTTTATTGTGGTTGATTCATCCACTACTACAAAATTTAATTTATTTCTTGTAAGATAATCTACACAACCTTCGAGTCCCCTTTTAGTTGATAAAGCCTCAACATTTATTAGAAAGATTCTAAGGTGTGAAAATTCATTTAATCTAAAATAATCTTTTGGTTTATCTATATTCCACTTATATATCCTATACTTTATAACATCAGGCATATGAGTTTCTATCTCAGATTGCCAATTTAAATATACTGATTTAGGTGCAATAATTAAACACGAATCAATTTTTCTTTGTAAAAATAAAAAAGCAATGTTATCAATAGTTACTTTTGTTTTACCCGTACCCATTTCCATAAAGTATGCCCAGTTCTTTTTTTCAGCTGATTCTTTCAACGCATTACGTTGATGCTCATAGGGTTGAGTTTTATAAGGGTAGATCCACATCCGAAAACTTTTTATATTTTTTTCTTGCAAAGATCAAACAAATAATTTATTGGAGCCTAGGAGGATTAATATGGATATCGAAAAAATGTCAAACATTGACATTAGTCAAGATAGTGTAAAATCTATATCTGACAAATGTAATCACTTAAAAGATCTTAACAAACAAATAGAACAAGAAGAAGAAAAACTTTCATTACTAAAGCATAAAGCTAGAGATATGGAAGAGAGAATAATTCCAGAGATGATGCAGGAAGCTGGTGTATCTTTGCTGAAGTTAGCTGATGGTTCAACTGTAGAAGTCAAACCATTCTATGCAGCAAAAATTCCTGAGTCACGTGTTGATGAAGCGTTCAGCTGGTTACGAAACAGAGGTTATGAGGATTTAATTAAGAATACTATAACTGCAAGTTTCGGCAGAGGACAAGACAACCAAGTCTCGGAACTTGTAAAAGTTTGTGAGGACAATGGTTTTGCTTACAATAAAAAAGAAAAAGTAGAACCAATGACTCTTAAAGCTTTTGTAAGAGAACAAGTTGAAGGTGGCAAAGAACTACCTTTCGATCTGTTCGGTGTGTACATCGCAAATAAAACAAAAATAACGAACAAATAATAGGTAATAATATGAAACTAAAAGACGGACAATCGAACGAAGTAGCGATTAAAAAAGAAGCCGGTGCACTTGCCTCAATAAATATTGAGCAATTCGCTGATACGGGTTTTGATAATGTAGATTCAAAAAGTCTAGCATTACCATTCCTAAAAGTTCTAGGACAACTATCACCACAAGTTACTCAAGGAGATAGCCAGTTCATTGAGAGCGCAAGACCTGGAATGATCTACAACACAGTAACCGATGAGCTTTATAATGGACAACAAGGTATTACAGTTATACCTTGCTATTATAAGTTGGAGTACATTGAATGGAGAGACAGAGGCCAAGAAGGTAGCTCTGCTCCTATAAATGTATATCCTGCTGATTCGGATATTATGAGTAAAACTACCAGAGGTGACGATGGTAAAGACAGACTAGAAAATGGTAACTACATAGAAGAGACAGCATCTCACTATGTGATGATTGTAGAAGAAGGTAAGTCTTCGACTGCATTAATTACCATGAAGTCTACTCAAAGAAAGAAATCTAAGAAATGGAATTCTATGATGATGTCTTTGAGAGCGAAGAAGAAGGATGGCAAAGGGTTCTTTAAGCCTGCTCCTTTCACTCAAATGTACAACATGAAGACTGTTTTAGAGAAAAACAATCTTGGATCGTGGTACGGTTGGGAGATCGAGCACAAAGGGACAGTGGAGAGCGAAGAGACAATCAAAGCAGCTTTTGAGTTTTATGAAACTTGTAAAAAAGGTGCTGTCAGAGTTAACCACGGAAAAGAAGAATCAGTAGAAAAAACTCCATTCTAGTATGGACCTACTTGACAAAACCCTGGAGGAGTTTGTAGAACTCTTCCAGGGCTCTACTACATATTTTGGTGTTTCCAAACCAACGGGTAAGAAAAACTCTAAAGGTAAGGCAGAATTCAAACATTGGGTTGAACCTAAACCAATAACAATTGAACATTGGAAACAACATTTAAAAGGAGAAGCCTACTATGGATCAGTTCCCATTCGAGATGATAATACATGCAGTTGGGGGGTCATCGATGTTGATCGTTATAATATACAGCATCAAGAAGTTATATCGATTATACGGAAAAGAAAATACCCACTCGTACCATTCAGATCAAAATCCAACGGACTCCATTTAATTTTATTTATTGATGGTGTAGTTGCTGCATCTTCAATGCGTAAAAAATTAATTGAGATCGCATCAGACTTAGGCATCAATGATACTACAACAGATATATTTCCTGCACAAGATGAAGTGGATCTTACTCCTGAAAACTGGGATGAAAAAAGAAAAGGTAATTTTGTAAACTTACCATATCAAAAATTTTATATGACAACTAGAGTTGCAATGGATGATCTGTGTAACTCAATAAAACTAGAAAACTTATATGAGTTTGTAAAACAATATAGACTTACACCTGATGAATTTAAAAAGTTAAAAATATTCCAAGACGATGAAACAAAAGATTACCCACCTTGTGTAGTAAATTTTATGAAAAACAAAGTACAAAAAGGCGAAGGTAGAAATGATGCAATGTTTAACGTTGCAGTTTTAGCAAAGAAAATTAATCCTGACCCTGTCATGTATGAAGAGTGGACAAGGGAGATGATGACAAAGGTTTGTAGTGAGAAGTTACATCCAAAAGAATTACAAAATATATTTAAAGGTGTTGAGAACAAAGAATATGCTTACAAGTGTAAAACATCTATTGCTAGAATGCATTGTGTATCAAGTGAATGTGTAAAACGTAAACTTGGTATTGGTGCAAACGAAGCTTTACCTGAAGTTGGTAAACTTATTAAAGTAAATTCATATCCTGAACCTTATTGGATTCTGCCTATACAAGGTAAATCAATTAGACTTTCAACAAAACAATTATACCAGCAACAATTACTTGGAGAACAACTTTTAAACTTTGACATTGTTTGGAGAGCTTTAAAACCAACCAAAAGAGATCCTGATCCATATAGAGATTGGCTTGAAGAATTGATTGCAAACAAACAAGACATGGAAGGTTTTGATGCAGGAGAAGAAAGTAGCGATGTATTTAATTCTAGAATGGGAAGATTCTTAGAAGATGTTGAAGATACTACAGAATTTGATCAAATAGATAGTGGTAATATATGGCGTGATGAAACAGAAATGAGATTTAAGCTTGAAACGTTTAGAGCTTTTATGAAAAAAATGAGTTACAATTGGAATGAAAAAGAATGTACAAGATTCTTAGAACAAGGTGGAGCTAAACCCAAAGCTAAGTTCAAAGGAATTCAATCTAGACATTGGGTTGTGACTTTACCAAAACAAAGTGAGCATAAGAATAAAGATGTCAAATTCGTTAAAGCAAAGGCTGCGTGGGAAGACAATTAAGATCTTTGGACCACCTGGCACTGGAAAGACAGAGAACCTTTTGAAACGTGTAAAACGTTATCTTGAAAGAGGTTATTCTCCTGATGAGATATGTTACGTATCTTTTACAAACAAAGCTGTAAACGAATGTGTAACTAGAGTTAGACAAAAGTTTAAGGGTTACGATGAGGATGCATTTAAATATTTTAGAACACTTCACTCATTAGCAAGACAACAGTTTGCAGAGATACCTGTACTAGATCCAAAAGCAGACATGCTTATGTTTCACACACAGTACGGTACAATAAAAATTAAATACAAAGAAGGCCACGATGATCAAAAAGTATATAACAACTGGTCTCTACAAATATATGACAGGGCAAGAAACATGAAAGTTGATCCTGTATGGCTATACAAACAACAATCTAGAAAGGCTGTACGATTACAGCAATTTAAATCTATTATTAATGGATACGAAGAATTTAAAACAATGGAGTTGGAAAACGGACAACGGACACCAGACAGATTAGATTTTACAGACATGGTGCAAAAGTTTATTGATGATGGATTAGTTGTGCCTTTCAAAGTATTGATGGTTGATGAAGCTCAGGATCTAACACCTTTACAATGGGACATGGTAGTTAAGATGTCTGAAGGTGTAGAACGTGTATACATTGCAGGAGATGATGACCAAGCAATCTATGAGTGGAATGGTGCTGATGTAACTTTGTTTCAAACGTTTCCTGGTAAATCACTTGTGTTAAAAAAATCTGTAAGACTTAATAAAAACATACATTTCTTTTCTAAATGTTTATTAAATTCTATGGGTGATAACAGAGTGCCAAAAGAATTTTATTCTAATGATAAAGAAGGTGCAGTGTATAGATGGAATGGTTTGAAGAAAGTGCCTTGGGATATGGATGGTAGTTGGATGGTGCTTGCAAGAATAAATGATGTAAAAAAAGAATTACAAACAGAAGCAAAGAATCTTGGATTGTATTATCAAGATCAAAAAAATAATAAATCATTTGATCCTAATCAGTTTTATGCAATACAACATTGGGAAAAAATATGTGATGGTGGCAGCATAAATAGAGAAGAAGCTGTAACAATGTATGAATATTTATTAAACATAGACCACGGATACCGGTCATCTGACAGTAAAAAATGGAGTTTTGCCCACCCAAATCAAGTGTTTACATTTGATGAATTACATTTAAGGTGTGGTATGCGAGATGAAAAAGGTCCATGGAATCAGGTATTTAAAAGAAAATTTAAAGATAAAGATAAACAATACTTTCAAAAACTTATGAATGAAGGCGTAGATCTAACACAACCACCAAAAATTATTATTGATACGATACACCAGGTAAAAGGTGGGGAGGCAGATAATGTAGTGTTGGCTAGTAAATGTAACTTTCCATCTCATTTTGATAAAAAAAATTTAGCAGATAAGGTAAAAGAACTTAGGGTATGGTATACAGGTGCAACAAGATCCAAACAAACATTACATTTGTTAGGTACTTATCATCAATACAACTTTCCATTAGGAAAGTATTTTAAACAATACGAGGCTAATTATGTTTAGAAAATTAATTATAGAAGCTTTGGAAGATAGATACAATGCTCAAATCTCTGAAGCAGAGGCAACACTTAAAATTTATTTAGAAAAACCAGTGGCGATAGGAGAGCATCCGCAGCATATAGATGAGGCAGATAAATTAATAGAAAAGATTGCGAACGCAGAAGAAAAGTTAAAAGCGTTACAACCATTTAAATTATAAAAAATGGAAGATGATTTTATAGTAAAAAGTATTTTTTCAACACCAATTTACGTGCATACATTAAATAAAAATTTTACAAAAGATGAGTTATTTTTTGTTAATAAAATTAAAAACGAATGTAATGAAAACTATTTAAATAAAACAAGTATTAACAAATATGTTCTTGAAGAGCCAGAATTTAAAAACTTAAAAAACATTTTAAATGTTCACGTAAAAAATTATTATGATAAGATTTTATCTATAGTAGAAACAGTTACACCTTATATTACACAATCATGGTTAAATTATACAAAAAAAGAAGAAAGTCATCATAAACACTTTCATCCAAATTCAATAGTTTCTGGAGTGTTGTATTTTAATGCAGATATAAACACAGATAAAATTTATTTTCATCATCCTATAGACGATCCTTTTCATTTAGGTCAAAAAGAATTTAATTTATTTAATTCTGAAAGTTGGTATTTTCCTGTAGAAACAGGAGTTTTAATAATGTTTCCTTCTAGATTAAAACACAATGTGCCTAAAAAAATTGGTAATAATTTAAGAATAAGTTTAGCTTTTAATACTTTTGTTAAAGGATTATTAGGTGATGACACAGAAATTTCAAAATTAAAAATATAAGGAGTAAATAGTATGGTAGATAAAAATATGTTTGACGAAGTCTTTCCTCAAGATACGCAGGTAGGTGGATCTCACTATAAACACTTTGTTATTCAACCTTGGACTTTTATTAGAAAAAATGGTTTAAATCCATTTCAAGCTAATGTGATTAAGTATGTGTGTAGATATTTATTTAAGGGTAAATCAATAGAAGATCTTAATAAAATAAAACATTATTGTGATTTAGAAATTGAACATTTGAAGGAAGAGAAAAAGAAATGATTGAAACCAAAGAAATAACTAATTGGTTAGACCAAGATTTAAATAAATTTTTATCTCATAAATTTTTATATGAAACACCACATTTTTTTCAAGAATTTTCTGTAGACCCAAATAAAAAGTTTTATAGTTTTAATTTTGATTCAAACGATTTAATTATAAATTATTTAACTTTTAAGTTACAAACAACTCTTCAACTAACTTTACAATTCAACAGAATTTATATGAATATTCAACACCCTGGCATGAGTGGTGAATTTCATACTGATGATGATGAAGGTGGGTTAACTTGTTTATACATGTTAGTTGGATCAGGTAATTTTGAAATAAAAGATGAAAAAACTTTTAAATTTGAAAAAAATAAGTTAATTTGTTTTGATGCAAGAAAATTACACATGGGTCATGAACCTAAAAAAGGACCAAGAATAACTATAGCCTTTAAAACTAAAATTATTTTAAATGATTGAAGACAAACGATTATCAGAAAAACTTTTAAAAAATCATTATGAGTGGTGTAAGGAAAACGGGAGGGACACTTCATGGTACAAAAAAAGAAAGAAATTATCTACTGTGAAAAATGCAATCAGGTTCAAGCAGTAGTAATACACAAATATGATTATTATTGTGCTGAATGTTATATTTTCCATTTGGGGCTACCAATTAAAACAATGAAAGTAATAGAGGATACTAATTTTAGTAAAAAGAAACAATGACTCATCAATTAAATTTTGTATATAATGACAGCGATTGGATAGCTCCTGCGGAGTATCCTGATTTATCTAAAGCAAAAGAAATAGCAATTGACCTGGAAACAAAAGATCCAAACATAAAAACAAAAGGTGCAGGTTGGGCAACGTTTGATGGGGGTATTGTAGGTTTTGCAGTAGCAGCTCTTGGACAACAATGGTATTTTCCAATTCAACATGATGCAGGTGGTAACATGGATTTATCTATTACCTGCGCATGGTTTCAAGACATATTAAAATTACCAGCTACAAAAATATTTCATAATGCAAGTTATGATGTTGGTTGGTTACTAGTAAATGGTTTTGAAATACGTGGACAGATAGTTGATACAATGATTGCAGCAGCTTTAATTAATGAAAATAGATTTAGTTTTAGTTTAAATGCGTGTGCTAAAGATTATTTAGGTGAAATAAAAAACGAAACTTTTTTAAATGAAAAAGCAAAAGAGTGGGGTATTGATCCTAAAGCTGATCTTTGGAGATTGCCTGCAGGTTACGTAGGTTATTATGCTGAACAAGATGCAGGTTTGACTTTACGTTTATGGGAAAGATTTAAATCAGAAATATCTAAACAAAGTTTAAATGATGTATGGGAAATGGAAATGGAACTATTACCTATATTAATTGAGACAAGAAGGAAAGGAATAAGAGTTGACGAAGCACAGGCTGCTAAGTTAAAAAAAGAATTCAAACAAAAGGAGTCTGAGGTTTTGTCTAGTATAAAATCTCAGACCACACTAGACGTAGATATTTGGGCAGCTAGATCAGTAGCGCAAGTGTTTGATAGAATAGGTGTTGACTACCCACGGACACCGAAAACTGGAGAACCTAGCTTTACCCAAAATTGGTTAGTAAATTGTGATAACCCGATAGCGCAACTAATAAGACAAGCAAGAGAAATAAATAAATTCCATTCAACATTTATAGACTCAATTCAACGTTATGTTCACAAAGGTAGAATACATTCTGAAATAAATCAACTAAGATCTGACCAAGGTGGAACCGTATCAGGACGTTTGTCATATTCTAATCCTAATTTACAACAGATCCCAGCTCGTAACAAAGAATATGGAAACAAAATTAGAAGTTTATTTTTACCTGAAGAAGGTAGACAATGGGGTAGTTTTGATTACTCACAACAAGAACCTAGAATTGTAGCTCACTATGCTGCCTCAACTAATAATGAATTCTCAGGAAGCAAAGAATTTATTGAAGCTTACAAAAATGAGTCTGCTGACTTTCACCAAATAGTTGCAGATATGGCACAGATTACTAGAAATCAGGCTAAAACAATTAATCTTGGACTATTTTATGGTATGGGAAAAGCTAAATTAGCTAAAGAACTAGGTATTTCTAAGGATAGAGCTGAACAACTATTATTAAAATATGGAGAAAGAGTGCCATTTGTTAAGCAATTAGCCACAGAGGTGTCTAACTCTGCATCTAAATATGGCTTTATTCGAACAATAAGGGGTCGTAAATGCCGATTTGACATGTGGGAGCCATCTACCTTCGGAATGAACAAAGCAATGCAATATGAGGAGGCTAAGGCCGTTTATGGGAATAATATACGTAGAGCCTTTACTTACAAGGCTTTAAATAGATTAATACAGGGTTCGGCAGCAGATCAAACTAAACAAGCAATGATTGAATGCTATAAAGCTGGATATAAACCTTTACTTCAAATTCATGATGAATTATGTTTTTCAATAGATAAGGAAGAAGATATAAAAAACGTTAAGGAGATAATGGAAAATGCCATCGGAGATTTCAAAGTACCTTCCAAAGTTGATATTGCACTCGGACGATCCTGGGGAGAAGCTAAGGAATAGTAGCCCCTGCAAAGAATGCAAGGGCACTAAGATTACTTTTCAGGTTGAGGATCTTGAGATTGTTCAGAAGAGTCCTTGTCCTCATTGTTCTCCGACTCCTTCTCTTCTTCGATCTTACGCAGCCTTCTAAGTTCTGCATAATAACTTGGATGTCTCCATTCCATAATTGCTCCTTTTATTTTTTATTTACTATTATACCACGAGCAAATTTTCCATTTTTTATTTTATTGATTAGTAGAAGATTGACGAAAGCAGGGGTTCAATTCTAGCTGCGACACTGAATGCTTTTATAGAATTTATTTGTTTCAGTAAATAGATGCATACTTTTATCTAAATCATCATTTAATTTTTTATAAAAATTTTTCATGGGTTCATATAAACTATAATTTTGTAGTTCTGCTTTTGCTAGTTTTGGATCTAAAAGTTTCATTCCAATAGCTATCTGATACCATAATGTATTACCTAAATAATAAAAATTATTTCCAATATCATTGATATAATCATTTTCTCTTGGCATTTTGTAAGACCACATAGTCATTAATTTTTTTAATCTTGAAGACCGTCTTTTTAAATCACTAGATTCTTTCCAAAATTCAGAATCTTTTCTTGGTGTGATGTAATGATACACAATAAAGTCTTTAATGTTATCCCACATTTGTGTCATTTCTGAATTATATTGTTCATGAAATAAATTACATTTGTAATTTAAATTATTCTTAAAATAATATTCTATAAAATGATTTATTTGCATAATTGTGGCATGAATGGATGTAGCTTCAAGTGGTTCAATAAATGCACTTGATAAACCAGTTGATAATACATTTTTAACCCAAAATTTTTCTAACCTACCAGTGTTAAAATTAATTTCTTTTTGTATTTTTAATTTTCTATTTTTTAATTTTTTAGAAATTTCATCATATGCTTTGTCAAAATCTGTGTATCTGCTGCTAAAAACATATCCACATCCCATTCTAGTTTGAGTAGGTATTTCCCAACACCATCCATGTTTTTGAGCCCAGGCATGTGTATAATTTCTAATTTCTTCATTCTCACCTAATTCATAATTAAAATTTAAAGCACTATCTACAAGTAAATTATCTTTGTAGGATACCCATTTATTTTCTTCAATATTATTTATTAATACTCTTGCAAATCCTGTGCAATCAACAAATAAATCTCCCTCAACTTTTTGTCCTGATTTTGTTTTTAAATGTTTTACAAAACCATTTTCATCTTGTTCAAACCCAACTACTTGATCATCTATGTATTTACATTTGTTTGTTTTGATAGCTTTTTTCTTTAAATATTGACCTACCTTAAAAGTGTCCAAATGATAGGCCACAGGTATTTCAGAAACAATTTTTTGTATTGTATAAATATTTTCATCATCATTAGTAAAATGTAGTTTATTTAAGGCCATTAATCTTGATTGAAAAGTTTTGTCATAATCTAAACCATCTGCTATATGAAATGTTCTAAAATCATCATAACTGATGTGAGGATATTTAAAAAAATTATTATAATTATCTCCAATAGGAGAATAAAATGATTTTCCAACTGTGTGCCAATCACTATGTTTTATACCTAACTTAAATGTAGACTCAGTTTCTTTTAAAAATTCTGTTTCATTCACACCTGTCAAATTGTTTTGTAGATTTATTAAATCATTAAAACGTCCTGTTGTGCTTTCCCCAACTCCTATTATAGGAATTTCTGGTGTAGCCACTAAAATTATTTTAATGTCTTGATTTGTTTTGTTAATAAAATTGTGTGCAGTAGACCATCCTGCAGTACCACCACCTACAATAACAATTGTTTCAGTTTTGTCTTGAGACATAGATAGCGTGCAGAATAAGTGAAAAAAATTTAAATGCTAGTTTTTTATTAACTAGCTATATCAAGAAGACCTTTTTTAGCGTCTTCAACACTTTGATCATTAATCTTAGTTCTAAGATTCTTAATCTTTATATCCATCCACTTCATATCTGGAGTTACTCTACCCTGTTCCAACGCTTTGGTTGCCCATTGTGACTCCAATTGAAGCTTCTCCGATATTAACTTTTGTAGTTGCATCTCGGTCAACCTCCTCGAAGGTTAGGAATAAATGATCAGGATTATAAAAACCTGGTCCTTCCCTTTCTGTTACATCTCCTGAGTCAACCTTCTTTACAAAACTCTCAAGAGCTGCCCTATCGTTCTCAGCCTCAAGCATCTCATCAATATATATATTCTTATAGTTTGCTTGGACGCGATAGAGTTTCATAAGCGATTATATACCAAATTGTGATATAATTGCAACTATGTGGTAATTTTAGGTTTTTTTGGTGGTACTAATAGCTTTTCATTGGGACTTTCCATCTCTAAACACTCAAATTTTATAGCTATTTTTTCTTTGTTTATACGGTCTATGCCATAGTAATCATCTTTTTCTAATCTTTTAAAAGTCTCATAACCCATTCTATAACCACCTAAAGCACAAGTGTAATGATCATTAAACATTAAGCCAGTATAAGTGGCATCAGTGCATTTCATAGCTACAACGCTACAAAGGTGTAAAACGAGCATGAATTTAGTCATAAAATTATCCTTGCATATCCCATGAAAATAATTATATTTAGGATATTATAAATCATAACAAAGAGGAGGCCACATGGCAACAACGATAAAACTAGATGAGGATGGACTTATAACCACAGGTCCAGTTATTACTACAGGTCCAAACACACCTGTAAAACCACTTGTGCTAACACAAGAAGCAACAGAGTTAGATGTAGCATTAGATGAATTGCAAAAAGTTTGTAAAAGACTTTGTGATCAGCTTGATGATCTAACAGCTAATATAAAAAAACTTACAGAAGAAAATGAAAGGTTGAAAGATGCATTGGGTATTGTAGAGTCTAGCCCCATGAAAGATTTGGAGAAGATACTAAATGAAAAATAAATCTGATACTTTAAAAAATTGGTGTCAACAGGTTGACAATATTTTATCTGAACTACCAAGACACACAATTAATGGTATGCCATTAGAATATTCTGATGATGAGTTTCAAAATTGTATGCGTAAGTTACAACAATGCTCACTAAAGTTTGATGACATGCCAATTTATATAATTAACGAAAAGGTAGCTTCTGAACTTTGCTACGATCAATTAAAAGGCATGGAGGAGGACGAATGAAAGATTTAATATTCAGTATGATCTTTATTGCTTTGCTTACAATATTACCAGCAAAAGTAATTTTATTTTTATTTGGTGGTTTAGGTTATTTAATATTTTATTAGGAGGATAAATGGACATAAGTAAATGGAAATCATGTGCAGTTGATATTGAGTCTTATACAATTATTAGAGCTATGGGACAGAATGGATTTAGAAGGCCAGGCAATATGATTGCTAAATTAGTAGATGATGAGGTCAAAAAGATAGCTAAAAAACAAAATATTAGCTACGACAAAATGAAACAAAATTTATTGGCTGAGGGTAAAAAGCTTCTCAACGGTAAATAATTGATCAGTGGAGGGTGGCGTACGGGAGACTAACGCCACCTTTTTAAAATTAACTGTTGCAATTAAGTCACTTCTTTTATAAACAATAGATGTATTCCTAAGCCTAAATGAAAAAGTGGGGCTTTCAAAACACTTTATTTTCACCGAACAACGAAACATAAAATTAACTTTTAAAATAAAGGATATTTTGTGGGTAAAGCTGTAAAAAAAAGCAGTGAAGAAGCATTAAATCAGGCGTTAGATAAGCTTGTAATGGTTTGTCCAAATAAACAAACTTACGATGAGTTAACGTCTTTAATGTTTCAGTTGTATTGTGGAAATGACTTTGGTTTAGGAAATTTTAGTCTTTCTTTCCTTGATAAAATCGAGGATCGATGGCGATCAGGGCGTAAACGTGCTGCAGATTCAAAGGGCATAAAACTGGTTGTAAAAAATAGCTGACCACGGTGTGATCTTTCCATATCTTATATCTTTCCCGCATCGTGGTTATGCTAATGGACAAGAAACCTAGAGGTTTACTTAAAGATTCAATTGTGATGCTTGATCTGATGACAGGTCAAGAGAAGATGGATTACCTTGAACGTATGTGGGATTTGTACATTCGAGTGTATGAGAAGCCAAGGTATAGACGTAAGCGATCACGAACTTTTGTGATGGATAAAAATAAAGCGTATGACTTGTGCTCCAAGCTTACTAAAATTTTTGGGCACTAAGTTGAGCCTAGCAATTACAAAACCAAAGACATTCGCAGAACAGCGATTGTTTCAAGCGATCCTTGTGCAAGCTTTGGAAGATGCAACTAATCCTTCTAATTTTAAAAGAGAAACCTACCATAAACATGACAGCCACTGTTGGTTTGTAGATAATTCAGAAGATTTCCAACAGGTTTGTTGGGGTGCTGAATTAGATCCTGACTTTGTAAGAGGTGAGTATTTAAAAATGGTAGATAATGGAAAAATTATTTTTACTAAAATGCAAGTGGCCTGGATCCGGTATCGAAGTTTGTATAAGAGGTATCGGGAGGCTAAAAGTAAGGATGAGAGAAGAAAAATTCGTGCATTAATACTTAAAGAAAATCATAAGAAGTTAACGTAGTCATGGTGGACGAATGTGTTTAACTCCTGGGGGAATGATTAGAGAGCAATTAAAATGAACTCCCCCAAGAGTATTTAAGCAAAGAACGTTATTAACAAATAACACAGGTGAACTATACAGGAAAAACGGACACCGGACAACCAGAAATAACCTACTGAACGGGATCGGTGGATTTTTTACTATATAGATATTCTAGACCCCTGATCAATAAAAAGTACCCCCCAGGCCAGAAGTGGTGTATCTGGTGTATCTAAACGTCTATTAGTCAATTATACCAACACTTTTAGTCAATTTTAATGGTGTATCCGTGGTGTATCTATGGTGTATCTTGGATACACCACTCTTGCGGGAACGCAACCAGGAGTTTTTGGGGCTATTACTTTTTGGTGAAATAATCTATATAGTAGAAAATTATGATGAAAAAATTTATGTTGTTTAAAGATGTAGTAAAAAAGCTATATCCTGGAAATAAGGCAAAACAAAAAGAATACACTGAAACTTATAATAGTGCTAAAACTCATATGACTCATTCATCTGCTGACTCCTATGCAAGAGGAGAAGTAAGAAGAAAATTTACTAAAACGAGAAAATAATGCCAGGTGGTTTAAAAAGAAAAACAGATAGAACAGAATTAGATCTCACTCCTAAACAAAAAATGTTTATAGAGATATACGTAAAAGATTGGGGATCAATAACTCAAGCTGAAGCACTTAAACGTGCAGGTTATGTTTGTACTAATGAGAAGGATTATGGATCTGTTGCATCTAGAATGTTATCTAGAAAGCACAATCCACATATTGCAAAATACTTTGATAAACTTTTTGAAAGAGAAGTAAAAAAGTATGAAAGTGACAACCTTAGAAGATACAAAAGGTTAGAAAGAATTTCTGACAAGGCCGAGAAAGATAAACAATATGCTGCTGCGATCAATGCTGAATATAGATCAGGTCAATTAGCAGGTGCTTATGTTGATAGGAAAGAGGTACGAGTTAGTGGTTTGGAGGGTATGTCACGTGAGCAACTTGAAACGAAGCTTAAAGAACTATCGGACAAAATCGATGGCTACAACGCCAAAACGATTGAAGTTGAGTCCGAAGACGTTACAGCAATTGAAAAAGGCTAGTTGGTCTGAGTGGTTAGATGTTTTTAACCAAGTACATAATTCTACAATGTTTACACAAGTTGGTAAAATTAAGGTAGAGATTGATGAATAGAAAAAAGATTGCAATACCCAAAAAGGTAAAACAAGAA